CTTTAAATAATTTAGTATATAGATAATAATAAGATTTTCCAATCCAACTACCTATCTCCAATAATAAAACTAGAGGCTTTTTGCTGAAAAGCCTCATCATCTTGATATTGACAGATTTCACAATCTTCCCCATCCTTCACACGCTCTGCATTATGATTAAGAGCACTACACCATCCAACTATCGAACTGGCTTGTTCATTGAAATATTTATAACAAGATCTGACAAAATCAGAACGTTTCATCCTCGGAACCTTATTCTTATAAAACAACAAAATAAATTCAGGTTTCCATGGATTTGAATAAAACGGTCTAACCATATCAAAACCCCCATACATACGATAAGTTGAATACATTGCCTCAACAACCTCATGATTAACATCATGGACAGTCATCACAGCTTGCTTAACCATACCAACATGCTTACTGAACCTTCGCAAAGACTCAAGAGCTTGAGTGACGTCAAATTTCTCATCTCTAGCAACAAAGACAGCATCAACATCATCATGCAGCAGATCAACTTTTGAATCAATCCGATAATGATTCACATCAGCTTCTACAAATGTAAACTTCCTGTTTCTTAAAACATACGGACATATTTTAGGATGTCTACGATTCTTATCAACATCAGGTATAAGCGATACTCCAGTAACCTTATCGGCTTTACGGATAAGATACTCGGAGCAAGCACCTGGATGTGAACCAAAATCAACAACTGTTTTAAATTTAAGCTTAAAATGCTCAACAGCAAAAGCTAATCTAGCAGCATGATAACCATATACAACGCGAGGACTAACATAGGGAGATGTGCTTGCAACACATCTAACCCTATTACTAGTTCCTAATGAATACACATTATTACGCACCTTTCGATAATAAGCACAAGCATCTTGGAAGTGATTCATATTTCTATGACCTTTACCAAATTCAAAGACATCAGGTATTAAGTTAAACCTTGGCCAACTAGTGACCAAGGGTATATCACCAACACCATATAAATCTTTGATAAAATTAATACTTGGAATTATAGGAACAGATGTTATCCTATCAAAATTGATAGGTTTAAACATGTATTGCTTACGGAATCTATCAGAAAACTCAACAGAATAAATCTGATAATGATCCCGTAAATGACCTAGCATCGCATAGATCGCCTCTCTTACCTCAGAGTTGAAAGGATTATCAAGCAAATGACCAAT